CGTCGTCTTCACGTTTTTTTTCAGCTTCCTTTGCTAATGCTTGTCGTTCCCGCTCAAGTTTAGAAAATCCGCCAGTACCTACACCGGGGGTACCCCCATATGTACTGCCTATACCACCTGGCATACTTGGCATACCTGGGGCACCTTGAGGATTAACCTGATTCATACCAAATTCTTCAGCAGTTCCACCAGGAGCCTCTTGCGCCCCAAGTGGCTTAACATTCTCAGGAATATAGACAGGTACCCCTGCCGCTTGCTCTTCAGCGGTTCTGAACGTTGGCATTACGTTCCCCGGTTCCATACCACCTTTACTAAGCGCCTCTTTCCTGCGTTCCTCTTCTTCAAACCGCAGCTTTTCTAGGGTACCCATACCTGCTGTAGATTGCCGAGTTGCTTCTCTGGTGGGACGCATTCCAGGCCCTGCAGCCATGTACACAGGAGACGGTTCCATGGATGGGGGCGGTGTAGTTGGCTGCACTGATGCCGGTACCATCTGACCTAAAGAAGTCAACGCTGCACCAGGATCTATTGTGCTTCCAGTACCTATTCCTAAACTTTGTAATATCCTATTCTTAGCGATATCTTCCTCAGTCCGGCGTGGGAGTAACCATTCAGGAAAATCAGCCATCTTTATCTCCTAGTATGCAAAATCATAGTCCTGCCATTGGGGTGCTTTGTTGCCATTTTTGTCATCCTTACTACCCCATCCACCAGAGCCCAAGTAAGCAGCCCCAGCACCCAAACCAGCACCCATTAGGTTACCGAAGAACCCACCGTCACCGCCGCCTTGTGAATACTCCTGAAGACTCATGCCATGCAATCCCTGCAAGTATTGGGCATACAGTTGCTGAGCACGTTGCTGTTCCTGTGCTCGTAGTATGGCAGCCTGTCCTATTGCTCCCTGCCCCAATTCTGCTTGTTGCCCCGTGGCTAACTTCATTGCCATTCCAGGATTCATTCCTCGCGCTCCAGCAGCGGTTGATGCGGCTTGGCGTTGAGCGGCTTCCAGACCCATTTGCATCTGCAGCTGTGCGGGGCTTGTTCCCAAGCCTTGCGCTTGTTGCCAGAGAGCCCCGCCAAGTTCTTTCTCTTGAGCGGCGTAGGGATTCTGATATGGATCGCGTCCTGTCCAAAAACTAGCATCAAAAACGCCCATCTTATGTCTCCTTGCTGGCGCCCAACGGACGCAGGCGGCCCTTGGAACCCACGGTGAACATCACAGATGTGATGTCCAAGCTCCTGTAGGGCAGCGTAAAATCTGAGTCTTCTATCTCCAGGGATATAGCTTCACACTTCTGGTACTTGGGTTTGAAGCGGAACTTTAGTGGCCCACCTACCATGAATTTCTCAGCGTTCGCTTCGAATTCCTTTTCTTCAATGACCTCTTCGTCGTAGTTGTACCGCACTTTGACGGTAAGCGTGTGGGGACTGTGGTATGTGCCTAGGATATTTACCCAGTATATCCGTTCCCATCCCTGGATGCCCGCCACGTTTAACCACGCTGTTTTTGTACGAAGCCCATAAGCATTACCCGGTACCAGGCTGGAACCATCCGTGTAGCTATCGTCACTTTCCATGACGACCGCGGTGTCTTTCAGATAGCAATATGAGCCCTGCCAGATTGTTGATGCTACGGCGTCATCATGGTTGTCAAACACAGACCATTGGTCAACCAAGTACTCATAAACCAGACATTCACCTGTGTCCAACAGGAACCTGACTTGGTTTTTGTCCTTAACCAGGATGCTGTCGACAATAACGTCATCATTCCACGCTGCAACAGGTGCACCAACATACGTAGCTTGCATATTGCGGGACAGTAGGTAAATCCCCTTGGAAGACTTGAACAACAGGCCGGCGTCAGTAAAAACGACTGACTTACGGTTGTTGCACCCTGCGTCTGTGGTAACGAGTGCATCAGGGGAAAACGAACCATCGAAACCAAGCTTGTTCGGACCCTTTCCGATGAACGCACGGATCTGATTTTCTTTGAACACTATTTCCTTATCATCCATGTCAGCCAATGCTGTAATAGGCCCACCAGCTTCTACGCGCTTGGTAAGGAAACCAGAGAATTCTATACCGATGTTGGGTTCTTTCTCTTTAGACGGCCAGATTTTCACTGGGTCATTTGCGTCAACAAGCATCAGCCTGTTTTGCCTGACGTTCATTATGGATGACGCCGGGGGGCACTCGTTCTCCAGCACACCGCCTGTGGTATAGAGCTTTTCGCCCCGGCTTAATGTGGCATCCAGGACGGCAGGGTTTTCAATATAAAAAACCACTGGTGCTGTTGGTTTGTTCATCATGTGCATGGACTCGGGCAATCTGTAGAACGTGGTTTTGCCGTTTTCGGTGCGGTACGCCACGATTCTTGCATCATTTAGTTTGACAGGATCCCCGATGTGCAGGCAGGTCACTTCTATCTGGATTTGATCGTCGTCATGTGCAGCCTCTACTGTCACGGTCACACTGGGCGCTGATTTATGAACCTGTCCTTCCCTGTCTGTCCATTCGTAAGTGAAACAGTACTGCCACGTTGCAGGGGTACCGGATGTGCCGTCATCGGCTGACTTGGCACTGGTTACCATCGGGTACAGGTGGAATCCCAATTCCTGAAATCTTCCGTCTGCATCCCCAACATAGCCACCACCTGTTTGTATAGTTGGCCCCAATTCAGTTGTTGGTAGAACAGTCTCTTCAAACTGTGCCGATACCCCAACCACACTGTCAAGAGTTATGTTTTTTCGTATCAAGTCTTGCGGCGGGGTTTCCGGAACTTTGGAAACTATCAACTCTTGACGGAACCCGGCAAAAGTATATTTGTTATCGGATGGGCTAACTACATTTGAAAGCCCCTGTACCCAACCTGGGTGTCCAACAACAGTGTTTCTTGAGCTAATACTTCCAGCACGTAAGTCAAGGCAACGGGCATCTGTCCTGTGCCAAAACACACCCTCATACATTCCCTGTGGAGACACCAGGAAGTAAGTATTTTGTGCTGTTGTGCTGAATATACTATCCACAGCCAGGGTCATATCGCGCATAATTCCACTGGAATCGTGCACAAGCCATACATGAGACTTATCATCGTATTCCCATGCCTTAGAAGCAAGACCTGCAAGAAATATAGTCTCAAACTCCAGTGGATTTGCACTGTTAAACTCATACTCTGCTTGAAGGACTGAGTTGAGCCAGGTTGCAGGCATGTTCAAGATTTCTGCCCTGACTTCGACATAAACCATCAAGTAGGAGCGGAGCGGCCAGCCATAGTCAGCAACAGGGCATTTACACCCAGTTATGTTTATTGCGTCCCCAACGTCTCTGGCAATTATCGGGTAGTCGGGGGATCCAATATAATAGTTTACATCGGCGTCAAACGTGGTTCCGTAGATATATCCGTCTGGAGCCCCCACGGCTTTCATTTGGTATACTAACAAGACCTTGTAAGAGTTTGTTATCCGGTCATGTGCTTCGTAAACTGTAAGTGCATTCTTTATGGGAACCACGCCAACATGTTCCCCCTCATACACCCCTCCCTCGCTGAACCACTTCGTCATCAGGCACTCGGTCCCCATTTTTTTATACGCAACGACCGAGCATACGCCCCAGACAGGATGGTGTGCAGTGCAGACGTCCCAGACCATATCAGCATGCAAATCGACTATTTTTGGCGCACCAGGAGCGGCAATTACCGTAAGGTCTGCACAGTCTACCATTACAAGATAGATTTCGCCTGCAGCTGGTACCGCGCACCACACGTAAAATATAGAATTGACAGCATCGATACCGACAACGTGGATACCCTCGGTATCAACACCCATGAGCCCACCTGTTGAAAGCTCAAAGTCGTCTACCGCAGTTATTCCGTCATCCAGGCCAAAGATGCTGATATGTCCATGGCGTTTGGTATTGACTAGATCCGCTGGGTCTTCTTTCATTAACCATGAATAACAGATATATTTTTTGGAAGCTGCAAGCGCTACGTCGGCTATCGCTGCCTGTGCCGTAGGGCGTGAGACATTTTCGACGCCCAACAACAATGGTTCGCGGGTGCCGATTTTATTCCACTCCCCGGATGTGCTGTCACGCGAAAACTCACACTTTCCCCCGGACCAGTACGTCTCGCCGGCGTATGTAATCCGTGCAGTAGCCAGTAACTCTTTACCTCTCTTTCGAATTGCGTACCCTTTGTCCAATGTCCCGATTTCAGATGTTTCCCGGTTATATGGTGCTGCGTACCCAGTTCGTTTATTGATCTCACCAGGGCGGTCAAACACTCCGTTCTTCAACTCACGCAGCTTGCCGATCTGTATCCGCTTATCAGCAGTCTTGGTATCTGTGCCACCCGCAATTGGGATGTCTATATTTTGCTTTTTCAGCGGCATTTAGAACACCCACAAACTAACGTAACACTTCAGCGAGGCCCACAGGGTGATGGTCTTGTCATCCCATGCTGTTCGGTAAACCAGGGGTGCCGCCACAGCATCGTAGACATCACAGAGTATCCAACCGCGGGGCTGTCTGTTGAGCTTGTGTTCGATTTTGTTGTCGTTGGCCAGAAGCTCCACGGCTTCAATGTGCCGGCCATCCAGAAGGATGCAATCCTCAATCGGCTGGACGAACTTCTTGATGCTAGACTGTGCCCGTTCCAAATCTGGGTCTTCGGTGGTTTGCACTTCCAACGGTGGCACCATAATATTTAGCTCCAGTCATAATCATTCGTTGTATATGCCAACCCACGCCCATCGATGTCTTCCGGCCCGTCATTACTGCCCGCATCGCGTTGTGGGGCAGTGGTAATAATGCGATCCCGGATCTCCGCTTTCTTTTGCATCCAGAAGGTCACATCGCTCTCTTCTTTTGCTAGGCAGCGTGCTGTTGCCCCGCAGATAATGAAGTCTTCCCACCCGACAGGTACTGAGAAATGAAGCTTATCGAGTGGGTTAACAAGCGGTACGTACTGGGGAGCATACCACAATTCCAACCCAGAAATTTCTCCTATGGGGGATGGCATGAACCAGATTTCATGCCCCAGGATTCGATATTTCAGGCTCCGGTTACTTGATGGGCTTCCCCGCCCGCTGAACCGGCCGATATCGCGTCTATTGAATCTCTTG